CCGCCAATAAAAAACGCATGGATCGTTGTTTGCCCAACGTCAATATCTCCCCCCAGCATGGCAGCCGCGCCTTCCTGGTACAAAGATGCCGTCGTGCCTGCAACTATCGCGGAAACTATTTGGGGATTCATCCCAGAAGATGCCGAGCGCGTTGTAGTTTTCGATGCAACAGCATCGTCGCGCTTCGAAATCACCCACCCAGCCCCGTCTGTCCGTATCTGCAACAACGAAACCGGAGTCGCGGAGTTGCTGAACGCGGAAATTATCGAGTTTGCAGCAAGTGCGTCTGGGTCAACGACAACAAACACACTAGCCGCCTTGTCGGAACCGCTCATCACGGACGCCACGCCGCTTGCGCCCATAGATGTAAGCGAACCGTCGAAATCAATTGCGTTGCGAGTGCCTATCGTTCGCGTTCCAGTTGTCGGCCGCGCCGTCCCGCTTGCCGTTGCATGGTTCCCTTGCCCACTCTTGTCGTTCCACTGGCTGACAAGCCCGCCGGATTGCGTGATGCTGGCCGCATCGCTCGCATCCCACCACCCCACGCACCCGCTGATATCCGTTGGCGACGTCACCGCGGTGACCGGCCCAGCGTCGGTGGTGTAGAGCGTGGAGGTATCCGCACCATCCAGCCACAGCGCGAGGCCGGGAACGGAACGCGGGTCGAATTGTTTCGCCCTAGTGATCGCGGTTTGCCACCGGCTCACAGAATCCTCCAACGGCTAATCGCGGTGGAGTAGGTCAGCACCGCGGAACCGCCATCGGCGGCTAGAACGTAATCGCCGCCCGTGGCGTTGCGGAAACGATTTGCGGCCGTGCTGGACGCGGATTCGTGCTTGAGCGTGATAGCCGCGCCGCCGCTAGCGTTGACGTTGACCAGTAGCCGCAGCGCGCCGTCTACCGTGCCCGCCGCCAGCCCCGTGATATCGACCGCAGTGCTGGACGATAGCCGCAACAGATCGCACACCCCCGGCGCGTAGTTATTTTGCGAGGCCGAAAGCGCGGCCGGCGAAACGACAACCGGGGAAACGGCATCGCTGCCGCCGGTCTGGTGGCTGGACGCATGGGCGCCGATGCGGGCAGCGGCGAGCGTGCCGCTGGTTAGGTCGCTGGCGTTGGTCGTGGCGGTTGCCGACGATCCAGTTGCTCCTGTCGCCCCTGCGGGGCCGGTCGGGCCCGTGACTGTGCTTGCAGGGCCCGTGCTTCCCGTCGGCCCCGTCACCATCGAAGCCGCCCCGGTTGGCCCCGTGATCGCCAGCAGGTCAATCGTCGCCGAGCCCCAGGTCCCGCCGCTCTTGGGACCGTAGAAGTCCGCCGCGAGCGTGTCGATGTACCAATCGCCGTTCTCGCCATAGTTCGAGAGCGGTGCCCCCTGGCCGGCGAGCAGCGTCGCCCCGCGGACACCCGTGGCACCTGTCGGGCCAGTGGCCCCAGTGCTGCCTACGGGACCGCTCGGACCGGTGACGTTGGATACGCCCGTCGGTCCCGTCGGCCCCGCCACCGTGCTCTGTGGCCCCGTCGGCCCCTGCGGTCCGCTCTGGAGCTGGATGCCGGCTCCCCACGAGCCGGACGCCTTGGGTCCGTAGAGCACGCCCGCGTTCACGTCGAGCCAGAAGTCGCCGCTGCTACCAAACGATCCGGTCGGGCCGCTCGAGCCCGAGTAAAACTTTGCCCCATCGACGCCTGGCGACCCCGTTGGGCCGGTCGTCCCGTTGCCGGGAGCCCAGGCGGTGCCGTTCCAGAACAGGCCCGCCCCGGTGGCCGGGGCAGTCGCCGCCACCGTGCGGCCCTGGAGCTGCGTGGCGTTACCGGACGACGGCGTGCTGATGGAAAAGAAAGGCATTGTTTCTTACCCGTAGAAGTTGAGCGCTTGCCAGTTGGTGCCGTCGAACAACACCTGGGCGCGGCGTGAAGGCTGGTAGGAACCGAGCGTCACGACGCCCGTGGCCGTCGTCGTCTTGACGTTGAGCTCGTAGTAGGCGCCCTCGGTTTCGGAGATCACGAAATCGAAGCCGGCGGCGACGCCCGTCGGCAGCGTCACGTCGCGATTCGCCCCGTCCGGATTGAGGAACTGGTACCGCTCGCTCGTGCTCGTGAGCGTCTTGGCACCGGCGAGCGTCTGCACGTTCACGTTGGTGCGAGCACCAGGCCCAGTAGGCCCTGTGGAGCCCGTCGGGCCGCCGGACGGGCCGGTCGGCCCCGCCGTGCCCGTCGGGCCCGTGACGGTCGATTGCGGCCCTGTCGGTCCCGTGACGGTGGATTGCGGGCCCGTGCTGCCGGTCGGGCCTGTGATGCCCGTCGGTCCCGTGACCGTGGACTGCGGCCCCGTCATGCCGGTTGGCCCCGTCGGCCCGGTCGGTCCGGTGACGGTGGACTGCGGACCCGTGCTGCCGGTCGGGCCGGTCGGCCCTGTCGGGCCCGTCGGACCACCTTGAATCGAAATACCTGCCCCCCAGCTCCCCGAGGCCTTTGGCCCGTACAGATAGGAGTTGCCGGTATCGAGGTAGAAGTCGCCGCTCACGCCGAGGGCGTTCGACGGGGCTCCGGAGCCGTTGTAAATCTGCGGGCCATCGGTGCCGTGAGGGCCGGTCGGGCCCGTGACGCCAGTGGATGCCACCCAGGCGGAGCCCGAATAGGTGAGGACCGTGCCGGCGGCCGGGGCGGTCGCAGCGATCGGCCGCCCTTGCAGTTGCGTGGCGTTGCCGGATGACGGGCTACTGATCGAGAAAAACGGCATCAGTCACTCTCCACCAGTTGCGTATGGATGCGGCGAATCCGCTGCCCGCGGTCCGCCCACGACCACGGGTTATTGGCACCGCCTGGCACCATCACCTCGTATGTCCGCCGCGTGCCGCTCTCGTCAATCTCGCGAATCTTGTCGCCCCGCTTGGGGTTGTCTCGCATCTCGTCGGCCGACACGAAGTAGTCGCGGGTTTCGAACCGGACCATCTGCCCGGCCGCGTCCAGCGAATCCCATCGCGTCATGCCGATCGTGGCATGAACGGACTTTGAGAACATGGCCCCGGCCGGCTTGTAGTCCACCATCACGGAAAGATGCTGCTTCCGCTGCTGGTCGAACCAGGCCGCACCCTTGGCAATCATGTCCTGCATCGAACGCTCCTGCCCGAATACCTGTCCGCCCTGTGGCCGCGCGGCGGGCTTGGGCTACCCAGCCGCGCGGCCAACGTCGGCGTCAGGCGCCCGGCACGAGCAGCACATCGACCGTGTTGTCGGTCGTGGCCGCAGCCTTGGCCGCGAACCCCATCACGGTGCCGGTGGCACCCGTCACGGCCTGACTCTGGTACAGGTAGACCTTCGCGCCCTGCGCGATGGCCGTACCGGCACCGGTCGGCTTGACGATGGAGAACACGCCCTCGACGTTCAGGGCACCCAGCTCGTTCGCGGCGATCGGCCGCGAAGCCACACCCACCATCGAACCGACGACGACCGCATCACCGGCGGCGACGCCAGTGGACGGGGTGTAGTCGATCGCACAACCATCGGCACGCGTTGCCATGTTGGAAACCTTCTTTCTTGATTCTGGAAACTGGAAAATTGAGAACCCCGGCGGGCCGGCTCATGCGTCCGGCCCGCCGGGAACGATGCTCACAGCAGGTCAGGCGGTCGCCATCCGGTAGGCACCCTTCGCCTCGGCCTTGGCGACACCGAAGTCGAAGTAGCCCCGCATCTGGATGCCGAGCGTCGCGAAATCGGCCTCGGCCTGCTCCACGGTCGGCTGCCGCTGACCGTTGAGGAAAGCCACCTCCATCGCCGGCAGGTCGCCGGGATTGGCACACAGCCACCAGGTCGAGGCGCTCGTCAGGTAGGACGAGCTGACGACCTGGTAGCGACCCGCGAGAACGTTGGCGTTCGTGCGGGTGGCGTTCTCGCCGGTGATGAGCAGGCTGCCGGCCATCAGCTCGGCCGCCGCGATCTCGAGCTCGGGCGGCACCAGCAGCAGCGCCGGTGCGATTCCGAGCGGGTTGCCGTCGGGGTCCTGCAGCTTCCGGTAGCTGGCCGCAGCCGTCTTGAGCGACGAAAGCTGCAGGGCGTTGCCGGCGGCGGCAGTTTCCTTCGCGTAGAAGGTGCTATTGGACGATTCGAACTCCGACCAAAAGACCTTATTCAGCTTGATCGCGGCCCCTCTCCCCAGCCTGGACGGCACGGCCGAGAGGGCACCCAGGTCATCGTTGATGATGTCCTGGCGGGTGACGCTCGTGAGCCGGCCGTAGGTCTTGGCCTTGATGGTCCGAGACTCGTCGCTCGCGTCGGCGCTCTTCAGCTCGCCGCCGTTCGCGACCTCCTCGAACTCGAAGCCACCGTTGAGGCGGATGCCCGTCACGGTCTTGAAGTCCGACACCGAGCGGACGCTCGCGATCCGGTCCCACACCGACTCGACGGCGTTGAAACCGGCCAGCAGGAACTTGCCGTAGGTCGCGGCAAGGACGTTGCTGATCGTGTGCGTCGCGAAAGCGGTCGCCATGATCGTCCGCAGGTTGCCGTTGGTGATCCGGTTGCTGCCGCCGTCGTAGCCGTTGGCACGAGCGGCCTGCAGAAGCGTTTCACCGAGCGACACCGCACGGTTCTTGCTCGCGGCCTCGAGGACGCGGGCGTCGAACCGCCTTTCCACGTCGGGAAGGCCACCGGCGAGGCACAGGCTCGCCTCGATGACCGCGGGGCCATCGACCTTCTCGACGACGTGCACCGCCGGGGCGGCCGGACGGCTGGCACGCACGTCGGCGAGCAGCTCGGCCTTGATCTCGCGGAGCAGCTCCGCCTTGATCTTTGCCGTGTCCTCGACGACCGGAGCGGGCTGCGACTCCACGGCGACGATCGCCGGGGCTTCCGTCTGCGGCACAGCGGCCTCGACGGGCATCTCGTTGGCGGATTCCGCCATGGATTCATCCTCGCTCGCTTCGGCAGCGATAGCCGCGGACGTATTGGCGTCCGCTCCAAAAAGCACGATCGAAACCTCGCGGAGCGAACTCGCCCGCACGATTGAAACGGGTCCGGTGAACTCACGGCCGTTGACCATCACCGACTCGCCGGGAGCCACGTTCTCGATGCGGCCTGTATCGGCCCCGATCGACGCCTGCAGCCGCAGGCCCTTGCGGGCCAGGCTGATGACGCGATCGGCCAGCGGGCCCTCGCCGATCAACTCGCCGGCCAGGGTGATCTGCTCGCCGTCATTGGCGACGATCGTGGACTGACCGAGCAGCGAATCCAGGCTGGCCTCGTGGCCCCACAGGATCGGGATGGCCTGGCGGGACGTGTCCATGCCGGCCAGGTCCACGACGAGCGGGTTGCGCGACCACGACTGCCGGATCGCCCGGCCCGTGTAGGCCGTGATCTCAAAAGTCGGATTCGCCGGCGCGTCGCCCTCGGCGGCCTTGAGGCGGAAGTCGGCGGAAAAGTTCATCGCGTTGCTCATGTTGCCTCCGCAGCCTCTTGCTCGCGTTTCCACGTCCGCTCCGCCCACTCACGGCCGGCGTCGCCGCCCCACAGGAGCCACGAGATGTAGGAGTTGGACGGCGGATCGACCGTATGGTTTTTCTTGTAGGCCGCGTGCCTGGCGAAGAACGACACCATGCGCCCGATCGTGTCGAGCGACAGGGAACGGCCATTGGCGATATCGCGGGCCCGTGCGATGCCGACGGCGGTGCCGCCGCGGCCGTATTCGTCCCGCAGGTCGAGGCCGCGGCGAGCCGCAGCCCGCGCGGCCTGCGGCGGCCGGTAGCCGTCGGCGGCCTCGAGGTCCTGGTCGTCGTCCTCGGCCGCCACCGGAGCCGGCTCCGCCGTCAGTCCCAGCTCGCGGGCCAGTTGCTTTTCCGCCGCCCGCTGCCGCAAAACCTGCTGCCAGTTCTTGCCGCGCTTGGCACAAATCTCGGCGAGCGTGGACGTGTTGCTCTCAAGCTGCATGGCCTCGGCTTCGCTTTCCTTCGTCGGATCGACGTGCTCGTGCCCGTCCCACGTCCACGTCCAATTCCACTCCGCCACCGGCGGCAGGCCGTCGGGGATCATGCCCGGCACCAGCGCGGCTTCGTCGAGCCATTTGTTGAGCAGCGGGTCGAGAATCACCCGCTCCACGTCGCCACGCTCGGTGGCCTGGTGCTTGCGGTACACGAGATAGTCGCCACGCATCGACGAGTAATTCGCACTCGACGAATCCATGGCCGCCACGATGTACGGCATATTCACCGAACGGGCAATCTCGTTGAGGATGCGACGCACGAACGAGTCGTAGGTGCCCGTCGGTTGCTCGGGCTTGAGCTGGTACGGCTCCCACCCTTCCGGTGCGGACATCATCATGCCGCGGACGATTGGCATGGTTTCCCACGCGTCGATGCCGGCGGCACCGGCACCGTCGGCCGGCATCGTCGTCTTGAGGATCGCGGCGAAGTCCGCCGCCGTTTCGGCGGCCGTCACCACCGCCAGCGTGTAGCGGCGGAGCATCGCGAACAGCTCGAGGGCCGGCACGATCTCGCCGACGCCGCGGTGCTGGCCGGGCCGCGTCGCGTGATACCAGTGCAGGACGTTGTCCGCACTCTCCCAGCGGCCATCCACCGACCAACCGGGGAGTAGGCTGCCGGGGTGATGCCTTGTGATCCAGTAGTCGATGACGTTGCCGTCGGCGTCAAACCGGACGCCGTCCACTTCGCCAGGATTCGGAAAGCCGCTTGGGTCGCAGATTTGCTCGGCCTCGACGAGCTTCACGTCGAGCTGCACGCCCCGCAGCCGGCGGTTGTTCGTCAGCACGCCGAAGGCCTCGCCGTCGCCAAACTTGGCGATCTTCGAAATCCGCAGCTTGCGAGCCAGGTCGATATCGACCATCCAATCGAACACGGCCATTTCGACGCGGCGGACCCGGTTGGCGTCAACGTCGGGGCCCAGGTCGAGCTGGAGCCGCGGGCCAGTGCCGATCAAGTCGTTGGCCCAGGTCGAGGCCATGCCGGCCGCGTAGGAGTTGTTGGCGATCTCGTAGCGGGCTCGGGCCCGCAGCTTGCGACGCACTTCCGGCGACAGGGCAGCGTCGGCGGAGTAGTAATCCGCCATCGACCAATGCCGCTGATTGAGATTGGTCGTCTGGGCGGCGTCGTAGCGGGCCCGCACGAGCGTCTGGAGCGCGGCCGACTGCTTGGCGACCTTCGCCTGCAGTTGTGCCTTCGTTTCGGTCTTTCTGGCCGCTCGAGCCATTAGCCGATCGCCCCTGGTGATTCCTGCCGCGAAAACCGCATCGAAAGCCACGGTGACTTCGTCGCGCTCGCGTTCGCCCGCTGCTCCATCACGAACTTGGCCGCCTCGACCTGGCGGTGCAGCTCGTGCTGCTCGATCTCGCCGGCGTCGGTCCTGGCACGACGCGGCTGCGCGAGGTTCGCGGCAATCGCATCGAGAACGTCGGCGTTGTCGGCCAAGTCGGCACCTCTAGCGGGCAGGGGCAGGGACCGCTGCACCCTACCCGCTAGTGTACCATTGTCCACCGCACGTTCTGCGGTGGCGCACGCTCACCAGTAGCGAACGACCGCGTACCAGCCGCGCGGCCCTCGAGCCGTCGCGATCTCGCGGGGGCGACGCTGGCCCCAGAAGCAGCAGCGACGAATCGCATCGTCGGCACTCGTCGTCGAGAATCCGATGCCCTCGTAGGAGCCGCATCCGGAGTGCACGAGCACGCCGCGGCGGGCCATGACGACGGCCGCGTCCTGGGCGGTCTGCACGACGACGACGGGACGGGCGGCCTCGGCCTGGACGGCAGCCAGGCACAGGAGCAAGCAAGCCAGAATGAAACGCATCGAAATACCTCGGCAGGGGGTCGAGCGACCGCAGACTCCCATGCCTGGTACGGGCGTCAACCTCAATCCGGCAGCGTGCTAGCGTCGCAGTTTCGCGAGCAGCTCGGCCCGTTTCGCGGCCATCTGCTCCCGCGAGATCGTCCGCCTGGTCGTCGCCAGCGGCTTCGCGTCCGCACCGACCGCCGAGATGCCCGTGTAGGATGCCGCCACGGCGGCACCGACGACGCAGTCGAGCCAGTGGTTATCCCGGCCTGGAATCAGCCGCCACTCGTCCACGACGCGGCCGCGGGCCTCGACCCGCGTCGGGTACTCGCTCGTGAGATGCTCGGAGAGCATTTCGTGATTGCCGGCATGGATCGTCAACACTTGGGGATCGCCCATCGGCAGTTTCATCCGCGATGCGAAAAACGATTTCCACGCGTTCGTGTCGAATAGGACGTGCCGCTGCTTGAGGATCGTGCTCGTCCGCCAGTTGGCGCCGACTCGCTCGCCGCGGTCTGGCCGCTTGTCCGAAAGCGTCGATCCGGAGGCACCGACGAATCGGCCGTGCGTCGGGATCACGCGCGGGCCCCAGGCGGACCGCCTGGCAAAGTCGCGCACCACGCCGGCGGTTTGTGCCCAGTTGGCATCGACGAACATCTGCCCGACGCGGAGCACGGCGTCGTCGTTCTCGCGGCCGATCTCGCGGTCGAGTATTTCGATAGCCACTTTTTCCAGGCCGGCATGGATCGCCGCCTCGAGGCCGATGCCGCCGGCGGCCTTCACGAGCGTCTTGCGGGCGTCGCGGAGGGTGTAGTAGCTGCGAGACTGTTCCGGATAGGTGCCGTAGGCGACTAGGTGCCCGCGGAGCTGCTGACCCCAGGCGACCACCGCCCAGTAGAGAAGTTTTTCCTGCACGTCCACAAACGCCGTCAGCGTGTCGAGGCCGGCCGGCACGATCCACCGCGGCACGTTGACGATCTTCGCCCGCACCTCGTCGCCGGCGAGGGCCGCTGCCTTCGCCTCGTTGGCAATCGGCTTCTGCTGGAACTCGCTGGCGAATACGTCCTCGCCGTCGTCGATCAACGCGTTGTAGGCGTGCTGGATCGCAGAGTGTTCGGCGTCAGGGTCGAAGCAGCTCGCCCACGACACGACGCAGCCGTCGTCCATCGCGTCGCGGTTCGCGAGGTAGTAGTCGTTGGCGGCCTTGTGAGCCCTAGCCTGGTCGCCCACCAGGTCTTTGTCGAACGTGTTTCGCAGCTCGCGGTATTTGCCGAGCCACAAATCCTCGTGCCCCTTCGCCCACGATCGCACCATCGGGATGCGTTCGCCCTGGTAGGCAGGGAACTTCCGCGTGTCGAGGAGTTGATCGACCATATCGTCCACCTGGATCACCGTGGCGTTGATGACGCACGCGATGCTCTTGGTATGGCCGGCCAGTTTCATCACGCTCTTGGAAAGAATCTCTAGCCGCTTCTGCACCTGCACCGTGGAGGCCGCGCTTTCCCGCGTCTGCGGATCGTCCACGATCACGAAGTCAGGGCGGAGCTGCGTGCCGTCCGGCGACTTGTGCCGCAAGCCAAGAATCGAGCCGGTGAGGCCGCGCGAGAAGATGATGCTCCCGCCGCTCACGGAGCCCTTGATGGACGGCAGCACGATCGAATCGGCGTTCCACCGGATATGGGTGTGCTCGCCGCCGCAGGTCTGCGACAGGCAGCGTTGCGGCTTGCCTTCCAGGGCCCGCACAGGGATGCAGACCTCGGGGAAGTCCTCGGCGAGCAGATCGTTTTCCGCAAGCTCGAGCTTGACCGACGTGATGGCCTTGGCCGCTAGGTCCGCCTCGGCGGCGAAGATCGCCCCGAATCGCCGATGCCCGTAGAGCATGGCCCAGATGAGCGAGTTTTCGCTGATGGTGGATTTTGCGAAACCGCGGTACACGGCGTTGATAAATCGGCCGCCGCGCAGGATGCAGTCTTGAATCCGGCCGATGACTCGCAGGTGGTCGTCAGAGAACGGCGACAGGCCGGTGGAGTTGGGGAAATACTCCACCAGGAACTTCGCTAGGTCGAGGCGGCACGCGTCGCGACGCTCCTGGTTGCCGACCTGGCCGATGGCACCAATGTCGGCACCGAGCCGCGTCGTGGCCCGGCCGCGTTCCAGAGTTGCCTTGCGGCGGTTCTCGATTGCCTCTTTCGACTTCGCGACCACTAACGGCCCTCCGCCGCGGCCACGACGGCACGAGCCAGGTCAACGAGCCGCGCCGTTTCAACGATCACCACGCTGGGCTTGTTGTTGCGGCGGTGCCAGACGATCGGCACCTTGCCGGCCGGGGCGTCGCTCGTGGCCTGCTCGATGGCTGGGTAGAGCTGCAGGGATTCGACGCGTTTGGCCTCGACGTGTATCGCGACGCCCTCGAGCACCACGTCGGGCGAATCGGGCCCGCCCTGGAATTGCACGCCGCGGCGTGCCTCGACGCCCAAGGCCGCGCCTAGTTCGGCCGCAGCCTGCCGCTCGCCTCGCTTGCCTTTCTCGCGTGATGCGCGGCCACCCATCAGTTCACACCTGCTTTCGTGCTGTCCGCTGTCACTTTTCGACAACTTTTGTGCGTTCCAGTAGCCAGCGGAGCGTGGCGCCGTATGTTGCCACTCGCCCACCCTCTCCGTATGACAGGCTGGAAAACCATTGGATCGCCTCCCGCTCCGCGTCGGTGAGCGTGGGATGGCTTGTCCGTGCCTCCCACTCCAACTCGCCTATCATCGCGTCGATCATCTCGCCGATGCGGTGGTCGCATATGCCGCGCAGCCGCTGGCGCAGGCGGGCGTTCGCGTCAGTCATTTCGTTCTTTCCAGTAGCGAGCGGAGCGCGGCGTCCACCGCATCTGGCCCGCCAGTGCCGATGTAGTAGGCAATCGCCTCCCGCTCCGCGTCGGTGAGCGTGAACGGCGTCAGGGCACAGTGCAGAGTGGTGCGGCCGACGACGTAAGGGCAGGTGGTCTCGAAATCACTGGAGTGGTCGCGGTCGTTCACTTGCTCACTCTCTCGATCTCGCGGTTGATGTACCACGCCGCCTTCCGCAAGTCCTCGACCTGGTCGCCCTTGAGGCCGGCCCGCCACAGGTACTTGATTGCGTTGCCGAGGTTGAAGTTGAAATGCTCGGTGATTGCGATGCACTCGATGCCGCTCGGGTGCGCGGTGTAGTGGCTGGGGTGCTCGACGTTATCCGGAACTCCGGACTGCCGCAGTTTGGACATGGCCCGTTCGACTCCTTCTCGCGGTTGCAGCGGTTGCACTGGATCACTTGACCACCCGGAGCGTGCGGAATTGCTTGGGCTCCCACTCGACGTAGCCGATCTTGCGGAGCCGCTCGAGCTTCTGATGCACGTCAGTCGGGAGAGTGCCGACGGCCGTGCCGATCTCTCGCAGCGTCGGCGGATACCCCCGCAGTCTGGTCAATTCGCGTATGGCGTCAACGACGACTTGCTGGCACTTCGTTGGTCGCTCGCTCATGCCGTGGCCTCCTGTGCCAATGCGTCCAGCCGGCGGTGCTCCTGCTCTCGCCTTTTGGCCTCGCGCTCCATGGTCGCCCTCGCCGCAGCCGCGAACGCCGGATCGACCTGGGGCGGCGTCCTGTCGTCAGGCGGCGGTCGCTGGCCGCGCGGACGGCGACGGTCGCGGTAGTATCCGCCGAGCACCTCGGCGACGAAGTTGGGTTTGCAGAGCTGCCCCAGGCTCACCGGGGAGGTGAACTGCCGGCACTCGGCCAGGAGCGGGATCGCCCTGGCGGCTTCCTCCGCCCATCCAGGCTCCGCCAGGCGGTCGGCAGCCTCGGCCGGCGGCTTGGCGGAAAGCCAGGCCCTCCGCGTGCGGCCGTCCGCCGCCTGGTTCCAGGCCTCCAGCAACCCCTGCCACCCTGCCGGAACCGCGTTTCTGTCGCCTGTTGTTGTTGTTGTAATACATGTGGTTGTGGAAGCATCCGCCGAGCATATGCCTTCGCATATGCCATCGCTTGAGCGTTCGCATATGCCATCGCATATGCCATCGCATCCGGCCGGCTGGGGGTTTGGGCAAGGCGGGCAGGGAAGGGGGGCTTCGTCTTGTCGCTTGGCTGCCCACAACTTGCTGGCGGACTGCCGGGCCTTTTCGGTCCGGTCGGACGCCTTCGACCGTTCGTGCTCGAGGCGGTTGTTTCGTCGCCGGCCGTCGCTGCAGACCGGGAACTTGTCCGAAATCGCCTTCCAGCAGGACCGGATGCCTGGCGAAATCAGCTCCAGCCGCTTCACGTCGTCCGGCAGGGCCCCTTGCTCCCATTGGACGATCAGCAGGGTGATGTAGTGGCCGCGCTCCTCGGCGGTCCAGCCGGTCGTGGCGGCCAGGAAGTCGCGTCCGAATAGGGGAAACCAGGGTGCCATCTGTCTACCTCCGTAGCCGCGCTGCCAGCTCGTCCATTGGCCGCAGTTCTTCTCGCGGTATGTAGTGGTTCAAGACTCCGTAGCCGAAGTCGCGCACCGGCGCGGCCGCCAGCCGCTTGCCGTATTCCCAGCCGACGAGCGACGCCGAGCGGGTGCCATCGAAATACTCGGCGAGCACGAACAGGTCTGCGAACGGCTTGCCCTGCTCGTGAATCAGATTGAAGGCCTTGCGTGCCGTCTTGACGTCCACGGTGAATAGCAGCGGCACGACGAAGTCCACGCCGCCGTCGCCGTCAGGACGCTCGCCTATGTCCGGCATGAGGCCGCAGAAGTGACCGAAGGCGAACTCGCCGGCCATGCCTACGTCCTCGTATCCTTCCGACAGCGGCCGCGACGAGCTGTGCCCGTCGTGGATCGCTGCCCGCCTGGTGGCGAGCGAGTGGATTGCATCCTTGTAATCCATGAATCCTCCATCCCGCCCGGCCCGGCTTGCACGGGCCCGCCGCTCGAGGGCGGTTGTCGTTGTCTGGTCCGGATAAACCATCAACGACTGCAGCGGATATTTCGCCTCTCACTGCCTAGCGGCCGATGCAGCAGGATGACCGCTGCCGCTACGCCCACGGCGGGGCGTTGCCTCAAAACGGTATGTCGTCGTCGCCTCCAGCGGCCTTGACGACCGCGTCGGCCTTCTGTGCAGGCGTCCGCGGCGGAGCCTTGCGGATCGCGGCCGGCAGCGGCTTGGGGCCCGGCTTCCATTTCTCCACCTTGACGTACTGGTTGCCTGCCCGGCTGATGCCGTGCAGCACTTCCACCGTCACGGCCCGGCCCTTGAGCTGCTGCTCGTCCCAATCGACCGACGGGTCCGGCGGATCGAGGCTGGCCGCGCGGCAGAGGGCCTCGATCTTGCCGCGGTAGTGGGCGGGAATGTTCGACCAAAACGGCTTGTAGCCGTGCACGTCCACGAGCACCAGGAGCACGTCGCCGTTTTTGTTTTCCGGCGACCTCACCTCGTCCTTGGTGTCCCACTTCACCCACTTCACGGTGCCGACGTGCGTGCCTTCCGGCACCATCGGCAGCACGGCCTCGGCGTCGGCTGCGGTCGCCTGCGAATCCTTCCATAGCGAATCAAATCTCACGACTGAATCTCCGGAGTGTGCTTCTCGTTGCCGATGCGGACGATCCGATCGGCTTGTCCTGTCCAGATTTCGACGATGGCATCCAGTGCCAGGTCGAGGTTGATTTCACCGGCGTTAAACGCCGCCATCAGCTCCAATGCCTTACTGCGAGCCTCGGCCAGCTTCTCGGGCGTGTTGACCACGCGATTACTCCGTAGGGGTGCAAATCTCGTGCAGGCGAGCGTCCACCCGCTCGTGCAGCTCATCCCATTCGTCCTGCGACAATTCGCCGGCGTGCAGCCGTTGATCCATCCGCTTCGCGAGATCGGTGACCTCGGCGGTGGTCGCGGCGTCGTTGATTGCGGCCAGGCCCTTCTTGAACAGGGCTGACCGTTGTTTCGTGGACGAGGACGGTGCAGGCTCGACAATCTGCACCGCCTCGCCACCGGCTAGCCACGCGGCTAGCCGTTGTCCGGTTTCGGCCGTAATGGCCTTGGGATCGCCGGCAAATAAGCCGGTCCGATCCTTGCTCGCCACCGCGAAATGGCCGTCGTGCACCAGGTCGAGGCAGCAGGTGAACTCGTATTCGACGCCGTCACGCGTCTCGGCCTTCATGCCGAGCTTGACCACCTTCTTCTTCCCGCCTTCGTCCACCTGGGCGGTTTCGGTTTTGGACCGCGACGTGGCGATGACATGAGCGCTCGAGCGGAGCATCCGGTCGATGAACGCCCGATGCCGCGGCGTGACCTCGCTGTAGGCGCTCCAGGTGTTGCCGCGGAACTTGGCCCGTGCCAGTTCGTCCACCAGCTCCAGGCAGCCGCCCTTGCCGTTCCACTCGTGGCTGATGCTATCGACGATGATCGCATCGGCCCCGGCCTGCTCGGCGGCGTCAATCGCCTCGATGTACCGCTCGGGCGTGAACGGCGGAGCCAGGTCGATGACCTGGAAGGGCACGAGGGAATCGTACAGATCGCTCGACCCCTGCTCGGTGTCGAGGACGATGATGTTCTGGCAGCCGAGGCCCTTGGCGACCAGAAGGCCGCCATAGGTCTTGCCGCTGCCAGACGGGCCCGTCAGCAAAAGCCGCAGCTTGGTCGCGGACCGTCGTGCCTTGCGAATCGAAATACTCATGCTTCGTGCTTCCTCTCTCTACGAAGTTCCAGGGCCGCCTCCGCTAGCGACGTTCGCAGCGACAGCACGGCGGCCGGCTCCAACTCGTACACACCAACTCCCACACGCCGCATCCCGGCGGCGAGTCGCTTTGCAGCGTGATACAACTCCAAGAGTCTCGCCGTCCTGGCGGCGATCCGCTGCTCCGCGATCCTTTGCTCACTCGTCAACGCGAGCATCCTTGCCTCCATTGAAGTCGAGCCGCTCCAGCAGCTCGTTGCGATACACCTGCTTTTCGCGGTCGGCCGTAATGCCGATTCGCACCTTGTCGCCCCGTATCTCAATCACGGTGATTTCGATTTCCAGGGCTGGAAACACAAGCGATTCGCCTTCCCGGCGTGAGAGCACGAGCATTACGAGGCCCCCCGCTGCATGGACGCCAGGCGAGCCAGGCTGCCACGCATGGCCGGCCCGACGACCGCCGCCTCGAGCTCGTCCCGTGCCGCCGACAGGTGCCCGATCGCCTCAACGAGAGCGTCGTGCAGTCCGGCCGGGTCGCGAGCCGCGATCCGTTGGTCGATTGTCAGGTCGATCCCGGCCCACTCGCCGGCGTCGGTGATTGGTGCCGATCGCCTGGCGAGCTGTGCACGGTTCGACAGCACGGTGGCGACCTGGATCACTCGATCGACAACGGCCGGCCGTCGTCCTTGAAGGGGCAGGCCGCCGATTGCAGCCGCCAGCGAGTCAGGCCCGCGCGTAACGCCAGGCGTCGCGGCGACCACGACTCCCGAATCGACTCGCACGCCGCTTCGATCTCCGCCCGTGACGGCTCGCCGAGCAGTCGCCCGGTTTCCTCGTCGTCCGCCTCGATCCGCGTTCCTTCGCGTTGCATCCCGTCCTCCTTTGGATAGGAGGGGCGCCGTCGGCTTCCTGCTCTGCGCTGCCATCGGCGGTCCCTCGCCTGTGGTTCCATCGGCCGCGGTGGCTGATGGTGAGGGAGTTTTATGGCTGACGGAAAACAATGTCAAGCCCAGTTGTCCGGCCACTAGAAAACCGCTACCGTCATGCAGGCCAGGGAGGGCTCAATGCGATACGCCAGTGTGTGCGACGGCATCGGTGCGGCCCATGTTGCATGGCAGCCGCTCGGGTGGCAGTGCTCATGGACGAGCGAGATCGAGCCGTTTCCGGCCGCCGTCGTGGAGCAACGATGGGGGTTCGCGAACTACGGTGATGCGCTACTGCACGCCGGCGCGGCCGACGCGTTCTCTTTTATGAGGTGGGATGATGAGCAAGAAACCTCGCCGGACCTCATTGTCTCGGGAACTCCATGTCAATCCTTCAGTGTCGCAGGGCTGCGAAAAGGACTGCGTGACCCACGAGGCGGACTTATGCTCACGTTTGTTGAGATCGCTCAACGTTATCGCCCTCGATGGCTTGTCTGGGAAAACGTCCCCGGCGTCCTGTCCAGCGGACGAGGACGGGATTTTGGTGCCTTGCTCGGGGCGTTGGGGCAGTTGGGGTACGGGTGGGCCTACAGAGTGCTGGACGCTCAATGGTTCGGAGTGGCCCAGCGACGCCGCCGTGTGTTCCTTGTCGCGTGTGCTGGAGATCAGCGAAGTGCCGCAGCGGTACTTTTTGAGCGCGAAAGCGTGCGCCGGGATACTCCGCCGCAGCGAGAGGAAGGGGAGGTCCGCTTTGCCGTCGAAGCTACTGGCAGCGTTGACGGCGGCGGTTCAAGCGAAGGAATGACGGTATGGCAACCGTGCCGCGACTGCGGCATCCCGTTTACGAAATCACGCAGAGCCCAGAGCAGCACCGACGACGAAACCTGGGTGCCGGGCACAGTGGCTCCGACGCTCAATTGCTTTGACCAGGGTGACACGAGGGCAACGGTAGCAATCGCGACCGAAATGCGAGTCAGGCGATTGACGCCCCGCGAGTGCGAGCGGCTCCAGGGGTTTCCGGACGACTACACGGCCATCACGTTCCAGGGCCGGCCGGCGGCGGACGGGCCGCGGTACAAGGCCATCGGAAACTCGATGGCCGTGCCTGTCATGCGCTGGCTCGGCGAGAGGATCGAGGCGGTGGAGCGATCAGTCGGTCGATCGTGACGCCCAGGCACTCGGCGATGGCCTTGGCCGTAGACACCTTCGGATCGTTGAGTTGGTAGAGCGTGGCCCGGCCTACGCCTGCCCGCTCGGCCAGCTCGTCGAGGTGCATCCCGCGGCTTTTCGCCATCGCTTCGATCCGCCGAAACAGAGCAGACGGCTCGCGGGTTCGCGGCCGGCCGCCTGGGTGTCGCTCGCTTACGGTCGCCATATCTAGGCCTCCGGTGCCAATTATTTGCACCGGCTCCCGCCCGGCACTACCGTGCAGTGCAGGAGCCGAATACACCCGGAAGGGCTCGAACCTTCAACCTTCGGTTCCGTAGACCGATGCACTTCAAGGGGGGCAGGCCACCCGTAGGGATTGTGTTGATTTTGCTTTCCAATTTTTTGATTGGGAGGGGAACGCACCACGCGGAAGGACTAGTCACCGCGAGGGAGTGACGCTACCTATATGGGCCACCCATGATCCGCCACGTTGCCCCGCAGACCCTCGCCGACTACGTCGGCCACTACGCGCTCACCCCTCCGCTCGACCGTGAGTCGCTGCGGCAGTATGAGATCGTCGTCCGCCTGCTCGACCGCTGGGCCGGGCATCACGTTCGCCTCGACGAACTCGACACGCAGCTCGTGTCCTCCTGGCTCGCCGACTACGGCCAGACCGTCAAGCCGAGCACGGCCCGTTCCAAGCGGCAGATGGTGTTATCGCTCTGGCGGTCAGCCGTGGATGACGGCCTCGTCGATCCGGTGTCGCTGATGCGGCGTGTCCGCCGCGTTCGCGTCCCGCACCAGGCCCCGGTGGCCTGGACGCGAGAGGAGATTGAGCGGTTATTGATCGCCTGTCGGTCGCTCCCGCGGTGGCACCGCTGCGGGCTGCGGCGGGCGGAGTGGTGGGCACTTGCGATCCGGGTTGCCTATGACAGCGGCCTCCGTTGGGAGGACCAGGTCCGGCGATTCCGCGTCGATCAAGTGACCGAGGACGGCCTTGTCGGTTGGGATCAGAACAAGACCGGACGGTATGTCGTGTTTCGCTTGAGCGACGAAACGATGGCCGCCTTGCGGGCCTCGCTCGTGCGATGCCCGCGGGAGTTGGTGACGCCGTGGATCGGTTCGCACGAGACATTCAACGACCAGGTCCGCACGCTGGTGCGTCGGGCCGGCGTCAGACGCGGGACGTGGAAGTGGATTCGCCGGACATCGGCTACCGACGTGGAGATTCAAGAGCCGGGATCGGCCGGGCGGCACCTCGGGCACGCTCCTGGCTCGAGGGTGGCCTACGCCAGCTACGTCGATCCCGTCCAGGTCGCCGCCGCCCGTCGCGGAGTGTCGCCGCGGCCGCTTTCGGTGCCGCCGGCGTCCGCCGGTTGATGCCTGTTTACCCATTGACAGTGGTGGTCAAGGGGCGTGCCATCGGACCGCGAATAGCGGTCCGATACGGACTTTGGGGGGTTTCCAGGCCGGTGCGCGCACGGAAAATGCCATCAGGTGGA